CTGTGGTCAAATGATCCCCCAAACCCCCAACCCCGTCATCCCCCCCATCGAAGTCGAAGGCCGCCGCCCCGATGGCTCCTTCGTCGTCCGCTACCGAGGCCAAAAGCTCGCCGCCACCGAGGCCCAACTTCTCGCCATCCACCGCGAGCGCGAGGAGCAAATCGCCCGCATGGTTGAAGACCCTTGGCGCTACGGCTGGCTGAACCCCGCCTGGCAGCGAGCCGATTCCGCCTACGACAGCCTCCGCGAGAAATTCCCCAAAGGCGTCACCGAACTCCTGATCCTCGGCGGCAACCGCTCCGGCAAGTCCCGCTACTTCGCCCGCCGCGCCATGCAGCACCTCGTCGAAAAGCCCGGCGCGAAAGTCTGGTGCCTCCAATCCACCGAAGCCGCCAGCATTCAAAACCAGCAGCCTTACCTGTGGGAGTATTTGCCGAAAGAATGGAAACCCAGCGCCAGCGGCAAATTCAAAAAAGGTGCCGTCGCCAACATCACCTACTCGCAGAAAGGCGGCTTCACCGAGAACTCCTTCGTCCTGCCGAATGGCTCCCAATGCTGGTTCAAGTTCTACTCGATGGAAGTCACCTCGATAGAAGGTGCCGAGTTAAATTTCTGTTGGGCAGACGAATTAGTCACCCCGCTGTGGCTGGAAGCCCTTCGTTTTAGGCTACTTACGCGAGACGGCGAACTCGGCATCGGCTTCACACCGATCGAAGGCTACACCACCACCGTCAAAGAATACCTCGATGGCGCGAAGACCTTGGAAGAATGCCCCGCCCCGCTCCTTCCCCGCTACCGCGACGGCCACCTCCTCGGCGTCGAGAGCGTTCCCCGCATCCAGCAATGCACCCGCGAAAAAGCCCGCGTCGTTTATTTCCACACCGCCGACAACCCCTACGGAAACCCCGAGGCCATGGAGACCGAACTGCGCGGCAGCAACCGCGAGCGAATCTTGATGCGAGCCTACGGCGTCCCCACCAAGGCGCGGATGTCCATGTTCCCGAAATTCCGCGAGAATGTGCATGTCGTCCCCCACGACAAAGTTCCCACAGCGGGAACCGTCTTCCATTTCGTCGATCCCGGCGAAGGGAAAACTTGGGCCATGTTGTGGATTCGATTTACCCCCGATGGCCGGTGCTGGATTTACCGCGAGTTTCCCGACCAACTCGACTACATCGAAGGCGTCGGCTACCCCGGCCCGTGGGCCGAAGCCGATGGAAAACTGCAAGACGGACGCCCCGGCCCAGCGCAAAAAGCCTGCGCCGGGTTTGGCTTCGAGGACTACAAGCGCCTCATCGAAGCCGCCGAGAAAGCCGACTCCGCCGAGCCCGCCGAGCGTTGGATGGATTCCCGCTACGGCAACACCCCCACCATGACGCACGAAGGCGTGCGCACCCTCATCGAGCAATGCAGCGAGCGCATCGGCCTCGACTTCCGCGCCACCAGCGGCCAAGCCATCGTGGAGGGCGTCACCCTCATCAACGATTGGCTCGCCTACAACGACGAAGCCCCCGTCGATGCCCTCAACTCCCCCCGCCTCTACATCAGCGAGCGTTGCCAAAACCTCATCTACGCCCTCAAGACCTGGACCGGCAGCGACGGCAAACGCGGAGCCACGAAAGATTGGATCGACCTCCTCCGCTACATCACCCTCTCCGGCGTCGAATACGAAGACCCCGCCTCCCTCCGCACCCGAGGCGGAGGCTGCTATTGACCTCCCCCCGTAAAATCAAAGCATCCATGAAACTACTCCGCCGCCGCGATGTCATGGCCCGATTGGGTCTCACCGAAAGGCAATTTCGCACGCTTGTTGAGTGTGAGTTGATAAAACCTATACGAAAACACGGATGCCGCGCCTGGTATCGTTCCAGCGACTTGGAAAAATTATCATGACTTCCAAACGCACCGACAACCACGGCAGCCTGAGCCGCAACAAGAAAAAGGAAAAGGAAACGCACCCCACGCACAAAGGCTCCTGCACCATCGAAGGCCGCGAGTATTGGATCAGCGCGTATGTGAACGAAAGCCGCGACAGCGGCGAAAAGTATTTCAAGCTCTACTTCGAGCCCAAGAAGCCCCGCGAGGAATCCGCCGCCGAACCGCATTCCGCCTCGCTCCCTGAGTCTCCCGACATTCCCTTTTGAGTATGACCGCCGAGGAACAATCCGCCGCCTGGTGCGTGCCGCCTGAGGAAATCTGGTTTCGCGCCGTGCTCCTCAAAATCACCGACGCCATCGAGGACGCCGCCGAGATCACCTGCATGCCACAGACCGCGCAGAACCCCGGCCTCCTCGCCCACAGCGCCGGTGGCCTCGAAGCCCTCCGCACCCTCCGCGAAGAAATCGAGCGCACCCGCTCCGAGGCTTTTATAGCCAAGCAATCGTAAAGTTTTTTCGGTCGGTTTCAGTCGGTTTCGGTCGGTTTTAGTCGGTTACGGCGTGACCCCCTTCCGCTCCCTGCATTTCGCAGGCATTTCCTTTCGCAAGCGAGGGCTGAACTGCTCGCCGCGAACTCCGTGGAAACCGTGCGGAGCCGCATAAAACCTCAGTTCTGACACCGCGACTTGGACGCACCACAAACCATGGACCAGACAGAATCAGCATTCAGCATCGGCGAAGTCATCGACCAGTTGGGCATCACACTCCCGACCGTAGATGAGACAACTCCGGCGGCCCCCGAGGCCGACCAGGAAGCAATCGCGGATGAGACACCTGACAATACAACCGAAGAAACCGAGACCGAAGATTCCCCCGAAGATTCGTCCGATTCGTCTGATCCCTCCGACGAAGCAGACGACGAGCCCGAGGAAACCGACGCCGACACCGACGACGAAGACCCCGACGAGGAGCCTGTAGAGGCCGCGCCCGCCGCCGTGAGGAAACTCACCAAGCGTGTGGACAAGCTCACCGCCCGCGCCAAAAGCGCCGAGGAGCAAGCCAACACCCTCCAAGCCGAACTCGCCGCCGCCCGGGATGCGCTGACCAAAGCTCAGCCCATCGTGCTACAAGACGCTGCCGACCCACTCGGCGATGTCACCACCGCCGACGCCCTCGAAAGCCGCCTCGCCGCCGCCAACACCGTCCTCGACAATGTGCCCGACCTCATTGCCAAAGCCGACATGGAAGGTGAAGTGGAAGTGCCTATGGGAGACGGCAGCACCCGCAAGTTCACGAAGCAAGAGCTTCAAGACCGCCTGCGAGTCGCCCGCCAAATTCTGAAATCCGAGCCCGCCCGCCGGAACTACCTCGCCCAGCGCGAGAATTTCCAGCAAGAAGCCCGGCAAGTTTATCCCGAGCTTTTCCAGGAAGACGCCCCGGCCCGCAAGATGATGCTCACCACGCTGCAAGCGTATCCCGGCATCGCCAAGCTCCCGAATCTCGAACTCATCATCGGCGACGCCATTCGCGGCCAAGCCCTCCGCTTCCAGCAAGCCGAGGCCATGGCCAAAAAATCCGCAGCGGCCAAGCCAAAAGCTCCCGCCGCTCCCGCGAAAACCGCCGTCGCTCCCAAGGTTGTCAGCCCCTCAGCCGCCCCCAAAACCAAATCCAAAGCCGACCCGCTCGATCAGTTGAAGAAGTCCGGAAACCGTGATGCCGCCGAGAATTTCGTCGCCTCACTTTTCAACTAAACCCAACCCAAAACTTAAAACCCCCCAAACACTATTATGGCAGCAACCCCCATCACCACAGTCAAAGGCCAACGCGAGGATCTTTCCGACGCGATGGTCCTCATCGAACCCGGCGACACGCCCCTGTTTAGCCTCTGCAAGAAATCAAAAGAGCCTACGAATGTCCTCTTCCAATGGCCGATTGATAAATACAATTCGCCGCAAACCGCAGGCGTTATGGCTGACGCGGATGTCACCTCCTTCGACGACCAGCACGCGAATCGCCAACTTCTCTCGGGCCGCATCCAAAAAGTAAGACGCAGTTTCCAAGTAGACGATCTCGTGGAACAAGTCTCTGATTTGGCAGGAGTTGGTAAAAAGCAAGCCTTCAACAAGGCCGCCGCGAAAGCCCTTGTCGAACTCAAGGTGGACATCGAAGCCATCATGGGCTCGGACCACGATAGCCAAGCTCAAACTGGCCCAAGCACCCCCTATAAAACCCGTGGCATTGGTAGTTGGATAAGCTCGTCCGCCCAGGCCGACGCAGCCACCGCTGTTCATGCTGACTACTTGACCCCTGCCGCGTCGATCAACACCACCGCCACTGCTTCTCTCACCGAGAACAATGTCATTGATGTGTTGGAGTCGATGTTCAAGGTCCGCCGCGCTCGTCGCAACTACGACCTCGTTTGCGGCACCGGCCTCAAGCGTGCATTCACCAACTTCATCCGCACCACAGCGGGCTCGACGAATGTCATGTCCTCCGTGCGCACCTTCAACAGCAATGTTTCCGACAAGAAGATCGTGAACACTATCGACCTGTATGAGGGAGATTTTGGCGTTCTCTCATTGCATGTCTCGACCTACCTCGCTCATGGCGCGGCAGCCGCCGTCTCAGCCGCTCGCGGCTATGTGCTCGACATGGACCTCGTGTCCATCGGGTTCAATCGCAAACCAAGAATGGAAGAGCTTGAAGACCGTGGCGGTGGACGCCGTGGCTTCTGCGACGCCATCTTTGGCGTAGCGGTCAGCAATCCGCAGGTTCTCGGCAAATTTGCCGCAACGACCTAATTCCGCCCCCCAGCCCTTGCCGGTGGCCCCTCGTCTCAGGACAGGCCACCGGCAACCGGGCTCCCCTTTTTGACAATGGAAATCCTCAAAG